AACTAACAGAACTTAGAAAAGGTTCTACTAAGATATCACCGCCAGCAGGCACACAAATAGAAGATAGATTGAATGAAGAACTATATCAATATTGTGTTAATGGCCCACGTGCAAAAAACAGAATACAAATCAACAGTGGTTCTTGTTTGACAGAAGAAGGTTTTCATTTATTTAGATTTAATTCTTTTATAGATCATCTAGGATCTAGTTGGAAAATACCAGAAGAAAGAATAGCACAAAAATTAAAAGATAAATGTCAAGTTGAGTTTAACCATTCATTAAATGTAGATGGTAAAACAATTAAAGTGTGTAGACTAAAACAATTACACATAGATAAGATAGAGTACAAACCAGTTGAAAGAAAAGAGAGTAACTACTAATGAGATATAAAGTAGTGGGTCCACCAGGCACGGGTAAGACAAGAAGATTATTGAACGAGGTACAAAAATATGTGGACAAAGGCACACCTCTAAATCGTATAGGTTATTTTGCTTTTACCCGTAAAGCAGCAGGTGAAGCAAGAAATAGATTTTTAAAAATAAAAACAGAACTTACAAAAAAAGATATAAAATATTTTCAAACATTACACTCGCTAGCCTTTAATAGATTAGGTCTTAAAGAAGAAAACGTTATGCAAGATCTTAATTACAAAGCAATAGGAGATAGTTGTGGCATACAGATTAAATATGCATCATACGAAACCAATAATTGGAATGGTATATTTTCATCTGACAGCGAGTATTTAGGGTTAATTAATTTAGCAAGAGTAAAACAAATATCTGTGCTAGATCAATTAGATTTAAATGAACATCTATCTAAAATTGAAAGAAACAAACTAGATGCAATAGAAAAAGAAATTAACAATTATAAAAAAGTGCATGGTCTTATAGATTTTACAGACATGATACAAAAATTTTTAGATACAAAAGATGTGCCAGAGTTTGATGTTATATTTGTAGATGAAGCTCAAGATCTTTCCTTAATACAGTGGTCTATGATAAATAAAATAGAACAAGATACAAAGTGTGATGTGTGGGTGGCAGGTGATGATGACCAAGCTATATTTGGTTGGGCTGGTGCGGATGTAGATTCTTTTATTAACTATGATGCAACAGAAATACCACTTACAAAATCAGAAAGAGTGCCAAGTAGTATACAGAAAATTGCATTAGATGTCATTGATTTAATACAAGATAATAGAATTGACAAAAAATATTTTCCAAAATTTGAATCTGGTGAAATTTATAAAAAATACAAACTTTCAGATATAGACATGTCTACAGGCGATTGGTTAATATTAACTAGAACTAAATCTTTATTAAAACCAATACCAACTTATCTAAAAAAGAAAGGTTTGTTTTTTAATACAACACAAGGAAATAGTATTGGAAAAAGTTTATATGAAGATATACAATACTGGTCTCAATTACAGAAAAAAATTGTTCTTCCTGATATACAATTACAAAGAATTAAAGAAAGAATAAAAGGACCAATGAATCTATCATTAAAATGGTATGATGCATTTAATAATGTATCTGACAGTCAAATAACTTATATGAAGTTATTATTACTTAACAATGAAAATCCAACAGAAGAAGCAAGAATAAAAGTATCAACAATACACGGAGCTAAAGGTGGTGAAGCAACTAATGTTGTTTTGTTTTTAAATCATACTACAAATACACTTAAGGGAGCAAAAAAATCTATACAAAAACAAGATGAAGAATATCGTGTTTGGTATGTAGGTATAACAAGAACCATGAAAAATTTATATTTAATAAAATCACAAAATAAATCAAAGGAGTTTAAAATATGAGTGACAATCCATACTTAAAACAAATTTCAGGGACACATTACATGTACATGGAAATTCAACCGGCAGAGTTTATAAACAAGAATAAATTGCTTTTTGCGGAGGGTAATGCTATAAAATACATATGCAGACACTCTCAAAAAGGCGGAGTAGCGGACATAGATAAAGCTATACATTATTTAGAAATGATAAAAGAAAGAGATTATAATGAGAAGTAAACCAATAACTAAAGAAGTTGAAATAGGAAAACATAAATTTAAATTAGAAATTTATCCTGCTTTAGTTGACTGGGAAATATTTCCACACGATTATAATGCAGCTTTATATGCGTTTAGTAACAAGGATAAACTAAATAAAACAATAAAAGAAAAATATATCTATGAACCTAAAAAATAATATGGTGTTTAAAGCACAGACAGAATGGGTTAAACCCACTGAGTTTCCTGACTTAAGATTTTGTGATGAGATTGCAATTGATTTAGAAACACATGATCCAGAATTAAAAACTATGGGATCAGGTTCTGTAATTGGTAAAGGTAAAGTTGTAGGTATTGCAATTGCAACAGATGGTTATGCAGGGTACTTTCCGTTTGATCATGAGGGTGGTGGTAACCTTGAAAAAAGTAAAGTAATTCAGTGGTTTACAGATATTTGTGCATCTGATTCTACAAAAATATTTCACAATGCAATGTATGATATTTCATGGATAAGATCTATGGGCATAAAAGTTAATGGGCGAATTGTTGACACTATGATTGCAGCTTCACTCGTAAATGAAAATAGATTTAGATATGATCTTGGATCATTAGGTTGGGATTATTGTGGTCACGGTAAAAATGAAACAGAATTAAATAACGCTGCAAAGGAATGGGGACTAGATCCTAAAGCAGACATGTGGAAGATGCCTGCAATGTATGTTGGTAATTACGCAGAACGTGATGCAGAATTAACTTTAGCACTTTGGAAAGTTATGCAGAAAGAAATTATAGATCAAGATCTTGAATCTATTTTTAATTTAGAGACTGATCTTTTTCCTTGTCTGGTCGATATGCGATTTCTTGGGGTGAGAGTGGACGTTCAAAAAGCTCATACACTGAAGAAACAATTAGCATCAGAAGAAGATAACTTACTCCAAAGAGTAGAAAAAGAAACAGGAGTACAAACTCAAATATGGGCAGCACGGTCGATAGCCAAAGTCTTTGATAAACTAAACCTGGAATACGAACGGACAGCAAAAACACAAGCGCCTTCATTTACAAAAAACTTTCTCTCTACTCATAAACATCCTTTAGTTCAATGTATATCAAAGGCTAGAGAGATTAACAAGGCACATACAACATTTATAGATACGATAATAAAACATGAACATAATGGTAGGATTCATGCAGATATAAATCAAATTAGATCTGATAGTGGAGGAACTGTAACAGGAAGATTTTCATACAGTAATCCAAACCTACAACAAATTCCTGCTCGTAACAAAGACTTAGGGCCAATGATTAGATCCCTCTTTATTCCTGAATCTGGTTGCGAGTGGGGATGCTTTGACTACAGTCAACAAGAACCAAGACTTGTAGTGCACTATGCATCCCTTGATCAAGATACAAGTGTCTTTGGTGTCAAAGATTCTTATTTACAAAATGACGCTGACTTTCATACTATCGTTGCTAAAATGGCAGACATTCCAAGAGATGCAGCTAAAACAATTAACTTAGGTTTATTTTATGGTATGGGTAAAGCAAAACTACAAGCAGAACTTGGTGTATCAAAAGATAAGGCAGAAGAATTATTTTCTATTTATCATGAAAGAGTTCCGTTTGTAAAAACTTTAACAAGATCTGTATCTAACAGAGCACAGCAACGTGGACAGATAAGAACTTTACTTGGTAGACTTTGTCGTTTTCATTTATGGGAACCAAATAGTTTTGGTATGCACAAAGCATTACCATTTGATCAAGCAGTCCAGGAACATGGACCAGGCATCAAGCGTGCTTACACATACAAAGCTTTGAATAAATTAATTCAAGGGTCAGCTGCAGATATGACTAAAAAATCTATGCTAGAACTATATAAAGAAGGCATTGTCGCACATATTCAAGTGCATGATGAGTTGGATATTTCTGTAGAAGATGATAAAAAAGCTAAACATATAAAAGAAATTATGGAATCTGCAGTTGAACTTGAGATACCAAATAAGGTTGATTATGAGTCAGGTAAAAACTGGGGTGAAATAAAATAATGAGGAACATTTATGGCATATTTAAACGCAAACATACCACCAACCTATGCACAAATAAGGAGAGAATATTTATATGACGGCAAAAAACATCATGGAGAAGTTGAAGACTGTATTATCTTTGGTATTAGCTGTATGTCAGGTCGTGCTATTTTATGGCATGCTATTATGGAGAATGGTGCAATCTTTTATCGTCTCCCAATTACGG